GAAAATCAGAAACTTACCAACCAAATTTTAGCAAACAACGACGCACAGACAGCAAGTGATAAGAAGAAACTTCAAGACCAAATGGACGCGAAGATGAAAAACGATATGGACGCGTTGGAGTATGAGTTACAAAAGTCTGAAACTGATTATGAAAGAAAGATAGAAATTCTTGACCAAGAAAATACATTACTGAAAGAAGATTATGATAAAAAGGTATTATTAGCGGGTGATGATGTAGAAAAGAAGAAGGCGTTAGAATTAGAATATACAAAGAAGAAGGATGAGTTAGGTAAGAAGAGGGAAGATATTGATAACAAGGAATATGAAAATCGTATCGCAATAGCACAAGGTACAGCGAATATGTTGGGTGCGTTGAGTGAGTTGGTTGGTAAAGATACATTAGCGGGTAAGGCGTTGGGTATATCTCAGGCGTTGATTAACACTTATGTGGGTGCGTCAGAGGCGGTTAGACAAAAGTCAACACTACCATCACCATTAGATGTTATAGCAAAGGTAGTAAACGTAGCAACAATCGTAGCGACAGGTTTAAAGACTGTAAGAGAAATTACAGCAGTACAAGTTCCAACAGTTGATGTACCTGAGGTTAGAATTAGAAAGGCGTTGGGTGGTGTATTATCAGGACCATCACACGCAATGGGTGGTATAACAACTCCATTTGGTGAATTAGAAGGTGGCGAGTATGTTGTTAATAAAACAGCAACACAATTATACAGACCACAACTTGACCAAATAAATGGTGTGGGTGGAAACGTAGACTACCAACAATCAGGTTTTAATGGTAATATTACTACATCAGGACAACAACCAATAATCAAAACATATGTAGTGGCAAGTGAAATGTCATCACAACAGGAAATGGACAGGGTCATCAAAGACAGGTCTAAAATCTAAATAAAAAATATATATTAGTATGAAAGTAATAGAATTATTAATAGACGATGAAGAAGACTTAGCAGGTGGTAACGCCATCGCCTTAGTTGAACATCCAGCCCACGAGGAAGACTTTTTTCAATTTTCAAAAGACAAAAAGGAAATTGTACCAACAGACGAACAACAAACAAAAATATTACAACAATTTAGTGAAGTAGGACAAGACCACCAACATTTTATGATGGAAGGTCACTTCATTAAATCTATTGACCCTGTGGGTGATTTTAACATAGGTAGAATTGACGATAAGTTCAGTAGTGTAGATATTGGTAACCCTGGTGACAAAAACGATGTATTGGGTAAAAATTCCATTATGGATTTTAGTGATGGATTGGGTAGTTACAAAGTTAGATTTAAGTATGTGGTTAGACCAGGTAGACCAGCAGTAATTCAAACTACTAGGAACTTCTGTCGTCAGATGATTAACGCAAATAAAATCTACAGATTAGAAGATATAAATAAAATATTAAATGGATTTAAATCAGAATATCCAGGTGTTGGTAATTGGGGTGATACTTACCTTAGGTTCGGTGGACCCAATTGTAACCACATTTTCGTTAAAATCACTTACCAAGAAATTTTTAAGAAAGACAAACCAACAGGACAATACGCGAACAAAGGAGAACAATCAAGAGACGACGCAGCGTTAGAGGCAGGTTCAAACCTAAACGCAAAGACCGCAGCAAATCCATCACCTCAAACTGTAAGAAGGGCGGGACTTGGAATGTTCGCAAAAGAAGATGTGGTGTTAAATGACTACCCTGAGGCAGCAGTAGAAAACGCAAAGAGAGTATTGAAGTACTTGGAAGAAAGTGGTAACCCAAATAACTGTTTAACTCAGGTGGGAAAGGTTAGGGCGAACCAAATAGCGAACAAAGAAAATCTATCTGAGGAGACAATCAACAGAATGAAAAGTTTCCTATCAAGACACGCAGGTAATGAACGTAGTGGTGGGGCAAGGTCTTATGACGAAGGATGTTCAAACATCGCACTTGACGCGTGGGGTGGATTAGAAATACTACCTTGGGTAGAAAAGAAACTAAAACAATTTGAAGAATTTAAGTTCGCAGAAGAACAATCAAAACAACAACTATTGGCAGGACCCGTTCTAATTCCTGACAAGATGATATACAGACGAGAACCTGTTTCCAATACAGAATATTATGTGTACTTTTCAAAAGACACAGTTAAGAAAATAGCGTTCAAGTATCTAAGAGATAAGAATATATCAAACGTTAATATAGAACATAATCCAAAAAATTCTCTTGATGATGTAGCACTTGTTGAAAGTTGGATAGTAACCGACCCAAAGAATGATAAATCAAATCAGTATGGGTACGAACTACCTGAGGGAACTTGGTTTGGAATTGTTCAAGTTAAGGACAAGGAAATATTCCAAAAGTATGTTGAAAGTGGGGCCGTAAAAGGGTTCAGCCTTGAAGGATATTTTGAACAGAAACTAGTAAAATTCCACGACACCAAATTTGATACAGATACATATATATTATCAGAGATAGAAAATTTATTAAAACAATAATAAAATGACCCCTACACAAAAATTACAACAAATAAAAAATTGGTTATTCGGATTTGAACAAAATCACGCGTTCGCGAGATACAAGGGAGAAGACGATACCGAGTATGAAGTAGATGGTGAAATATCTATGGGTAAAGAACTTTATTCTGTAAACGCAGACGGTACTACTAAATTAGCGGAGGATGGTGACTATACTATTGATGGTAAAGTCCTAAATGTCGTTAAGGGTATTATTGAAGACGTTATCGTTGGAAATAGAGTAATTCAATCCGAAACAATAAACAAAGAAAACAAACAAGAAAGTATGTCAGAAAAAGTAAAAATGGTTTCAGACAGTCTCCTTGATGGAACTGAAATTTCTATATCTGGTGATGAAATTATCGCAGGTGCTGACCTTCGTATCGTAAAAGATGGTGAAGAGTTATTACCACCAGCGGGTGAACACAAATTAAAATCAGGTGTGGTAGTGGTTGTAGATGACGCAGGAAAAATTACGGAAGTAAAAGCTGCGGAAGAAGAACCAAAAATTGAAGTTGAAGTTGAGGCAGCAGATGAGAAACCTATGGAAGACAGTTAAAGACACTGGTGTTAAAAGTGTTGAAGAAGTTTTGAAACAAGTAATGGAGGCCGTAGAAGAAATGAAAAAAACTATGGGTGATATGAAAGAGAAACAAACAAAAATGAAGGAAGACTTTGCCAAGTTCAAAAAAGAACCAGCAGCAGAACCATTAAAAAGAAATTCAGTATCAAACAGTTATCAGTTTGGTTCAGGAGAAAACCCACGTGTTCAAATGATTGAGGCGTTGAAGGGTAATTTAAAATAAATAAAAACAAAATAAAAACAGAAAAGAAAATGAGTAATTTAAAAAAATACGATTTTAGTTTCAACCTATCAGGTCTACAAGATTATACAGAACAAAAAACTTCTACCTTAATCTCTGAAACTATCTTAACAGGTGACTTTGCGCAACAAGTACAAGTTGTACCTAACGTAAAAGGTGTACAAGAATTAAACGTTCTTAGTTCATCATTAACCGCACAAGCGGGTGGTTGTGGATGGAACCCATACAGTGGTAATTCAACTACATACACACAAAAATCAATAACTTCAGTAAAACAACAATACCAAGAAAGTCTTTGTACAGATGACTTAGAAGGATACTGGTACCAAACTTTATTGAAACCAGGTCAATACTATGATAGCCCTAACGATATTCCATTCGCGGAGTACTTAGTAAACTACAAAGTAGAACAAGTAAAAGAGGCAATTGAATTTACATTATTCAACGCAACTTCAGGTTCAACTGGTTTTGATGGTTTCAAGGCGTTAACTTCTTCAGCGTACTCAGGTTCTAACGTTACAGTAGTAGCAGCAGCATCAGGTACAACAGCAGCAAACATCGGTGATAGTATTGACTTGATGTTAGCATCAGGTGATAGACTATTTGTTAGCAGCAAAAGACGGAGCAATCTTTATGTCTTGGGCAAACTTTAACAAATACACTCAGTGGTTAAGAAATAAGAACTACTTCTACTTCGCACCAGGAAATGGTCAAGAGGCAATCTTACACCCTGGTTCTATGTTCCAAGTAATTCCTGTACACGGATTGAACGGTTCAAACAGAATTTTCATCGGTAAGAAGGCAAACTTCTTCATCGGTACAGACTTAGTATCTGACTACTCACAATTCAAGATGTGGTACAGTATGGATAATCAGGAAGTGCGTATGAAGTGTCAGTTCCGTATTGGAGCACAAACTGGTGTTGACCAAATCATTTCTAACAACTTAGCGTAATTAGAAACATATTAAAGGGGGAGTTAATTCTCCCCTTTTTAAAAAACATAAACAAAAAACAAAATAAAAATATATACATATGATGTTGTTCAGTAAGTTCAGCATATTCCCTTGGGTGTAAGGCGGGCGTGGGAGGTATTAGGTCACTATATATCTTCTCAGCACCAATTACAGGTATTACTTATTCTGGTTCAGGTGACACACAAGAAGTTGACATTATCTCAGGTAGTGGAAACCTTGTTGAGTTTGAATTATACAGAGGTGGTAGTAACTTCACAGAGGCTATGGCAGCAGACCCAGCAAACGGTACAGTAGTTTACACTCAAACAATCACAGCGTTGTTCAGAGATTTTACACCACAATTAAGAAACCAATTCTCTCTTTTAGCGAAGAGTGGAACGGTTCAAGCAATAGTAAGAACCAACAGAGATGAGTACATCTTATTTGGGGCAGACTTTGATGGTGGTGACGCAACAGCAATTAACTTAGCGTCAGGTACAGCGTACACAGATAGACAAGGTTACGATGTAACTTTAACTTTCTTACAAGCGAACCCAGCGTCGTTTATTGATGTTACAAATAACGCACTATCAGCAGCGTTAAGTGGTATCACTATTACCGCAGCGTAATAAATTAATCAAACACAAATTAGGGCGGGTAAAATCCGCCCTTTTTTTTAATTAGGATGATATATATACAAAAGGACACAACCAATACTATTGATGTGACTGTTAGTAATGAAACAACATTAACAGGTGCGACATATTTGTTTGAACTAGTCAATTTGGAACGTAAGAGTAAAGTCCGTTTTATCCCTGAGAATGTTACAACAGATGATAAAAATAGATTTGATAGTTTTACATTTTCAACGATTGATTTAGACCCTATTGTATTAACAGGTAATACTTGTAATATACATCTATATATTGGTCCATATACCTACACAATTTATGACCAATCTAGTCCAACTAACCTTGACCCTACCTTATCAAATGGTGTCGTAGAAACGGGTTTAATATGGGTACAAACTAATCCTAATATATAATGTTAAACTTATTACACAATCAACTTAATTCTTTAGATGTAACGGTAAGTAATGAAAGTGAATTAAACAATCCAACATACCTGTGGGTCTTAACTAATTTGGAAACAAAGGATAAGAAATATTTTATCCCTTTCAATGTCACAGTTCCACACGCAGGTAGATTTGATACGTTTACATTTACAACTTATCCATTACAACCAGAGGTATTTACAGGTTCAACTTGTAATATTCATTTAGCACAGGGACAATATACCTATACAATATATGACCAAGTTTCTAGTACCAATTTAAATCCAGCGTTTTCAAATAATGTTGTTGAGGTTGGTATGGCAAGGATGGAACAAAATGAAATTTGTTTCACAACATACGTTACCGAAAATGACGATGTTGAAATGGTATTATATGAGGACCCATCAGAATTTTTCACATATGTGACGGAGAATGATGAAGTTAGGGCGGTTGTATTTTACAACCCTGACATTAACTGTTTTGGTCTTAAATGGAATGAGGCGAATGTATATTGGAATAACGCAGACTTTAATTGGGAAAATTCCAATCCAGTTGTAACTTAATGTAAAAAAAACATATATAGTAATATGAGTACTTTATTCGGAAATAATATTTCACAAACCTATCAAGGGTTATTAAAACTTACTGATAGTACATCGGGATTAACATCAACACTCCAAACAGTTGAGTCTGGTGATGGTACAGATAGTCCATTACAAATAAGTCAAACACAGGTAAACATATCTGGTTCACTTACCATAAATGGTAATCCTGTTACAAATGTAAACACAGGT